TTCGAATGATTCCATTTTATTATCCTTTTGTTTATTACTATACGTATCTATTTAAAAATAGTTCCGTATTATTTTAATTATTTTTCTTTATCTCTTTTATTTTCTCATTTAGTTTATTTAAAATATCTAGTTTGTTATTTAATTTTATACACCTTTCCCACATTTTAAACTTTTCTTCTCTCCAATATATTCTTTCTATCTGTTGTTTTTTAGAATAAATTAATTTTTTAATCTCTTCTAATTCATTAAGCGTAAACATATTTTAATTATTTTTCTCTTTCTTTCTTGTATTCTATTTGCACTTCTTTTTCTTTATCGGTTATATGTCTAACTATTTTTATTAATACTTGGTCAGTAATTCCGTTTGTGTTATCTGCCATACCTTTTGAAATTAAAGTATTTTTCACATCTCTAAATACTTTCTGTGATATCTTTAGTTTTATGTGCTTATACTTAATTTCTGACATATCTATTTATTCTGTAATCCTTTATTTATTGTGTAATTTACTTTACTTTCTGTACTTCGTATCCGTACTCAGAACCCACATAATTTATATGTTTTGAGGTTGTCATAGACCACCAGCCAAGCGGTTTTATTGTTTGCGTTGCGTGGTCAATCTCTGCAACCTTCGTTTCATAGCTATATACGTGGTTGTCTGTAGCTCTCAAATTCTGTTTGTATTTGTCAAATGTTCTCATATTGTGTAACCTTTCTTTATTTGTTGAATTTATTTGTTTCTTGTAAGTTCCATTCTACTTGCCTTTCAAACTCTCTTTTCTGTGAGTCCTCTGCAACTTTTGTTAGTGTTGCAATTAGTGAGGGGATATCCTCAAGCATAAAGAACAAACTCGCTTGTGTTTTATGATCGGAAAAGTCTTTTTTCGGTACTCTGTCGATACTAACTATTAACTTCCCTTCATCTTCTAGTTGTCCAACTTGCATATCTTTCCATGTAGACAAGCCGACACCATTCCAGCAACGTGCTTTAACTACCTTTCTATCAGTTCCAAAGCCTGTTTCTATTTTTATTTTGTTTACTTGTTCCATTGTTTTTTTACTCCTTGTTATATCTTATATACTATCCTATTTAAATAAAGTTCCAATTTATTTTATTTAAATACTCCATATAATAATCCCATTAATTCCTCAATTTTTATATCTATCCTTCTAAATATTTCTTCATCTTTATCAGATTTAAAAAACTCGTCAGAATATTCTAAATGATAATATAAATCTTTTATTCTTTCTTTTTTTTCTGCTTTACTCATTTTAAAAACTCCTTTTGTTTTGTTTATATATATCATACTAATAAGTATTAAGAAAGTTCCAAAAAACATTAAAAAATATGTAATTATTTTCGGGGGGTTCTGTGCTTTGTGTGTTGGTCTTGTGTGTATAATAAATAAATATTATATAAATGTATGCAAGTACATGTTAAGTAATGGTTACTAAACACGTCTAAAACTCTGTAATTCGTGCGATATTGTACAAAGACGGTACTATTACAGGCTATGTACGTGCGTGCGTGCTTATATATAAATAAATAATCTACGAACTTGCACAAATATTTGCGATGTTGTGTAATTTGAGCGAAGCACCTACTTACGTGCGTGCACATAATATAATATATATATAAAAAATAAAAAAAATTCATAAAGAGATCTCCTTTCTGTAATCTAATTAAATTCTGTAATATAATTTATTTGTGTAAGTGGGGCAGTTTATACACTTACCCCAAGGTGTTGCGGTGTCCTAGTTTTTAAGCGAAGCTAATTTGGTTAGGGTCACTAGTATCAGGTGTTAAAACCTTACCATAATCTAGTAATCCATCAACAACCAAGCTGTTATTGTTAAAGTTAGCTGTTGTTAGCTTGTCAGCATGCCATAAGACATTCGTACCAGCATTTAATAAACCCCAAGCTGAATAATCTTTATCAGCTAAGTATTTATCATACATCTGTCCGAATTGCTGGGTAGGTAGTTTGCTAATGTAGTTTTCTCTAATGTTAGCAATATCCTGAGTTTCTATTGGTTTCTGTAATTTACCACATGCTTCAGCAAATGAACGAAGTCTACCACCTGATTGATTTCTGAGAACTTGTGTTGCTCTTGAAATCTCATTATCCCAGTTTACATTGTTCATTGTATGCCAAAACGTATGCCCAAAACCAAATGCTTTTGAGAGCATACCATTCTCACATGCTAGTCTTTGAAAATAAACATTGACACCAGCTTTAATACTGGAATCATAACTGTTTTGTATTTCAAATACCAGTCCAAGTAAATCACCAACTTTAGGAACTTGAACCTCTAGTCCAGCATCCTTAGCTACATAGATTTCTCTAAATTGCTTACCGTTAAAGAATACCTTATCAGGTTGAAAATCAATTCCTGATTCAGACATTATGTTCTGTCCTATTTCAGAAATCTGTTTGTTTTCAACTAACAAGTAGTTTTCTTTTACAATACCTACTTCTTTTTCAGATTCACCTAATGTTACAGAAAATGCACCTGATTGCTTACCACTAGGTAAGAATGTAGGTTGTTTATTTATTTCTACAAAAGGGTCTAGCTTACCACCTAAATTATTAGGTTTGATAACTTGGTCATAATTACTAGAATCATCTACAAAGTTATCAGTGGTCACTAGGTCTGTAACATCATTTAAGTTAGGTACTATATTATCTATTACGTTATTCATTTTATTATCCTTATTTGTTTTTAATTAGGTTGGACACCATGTCCATAAATTAATGCCCCTGTTTTCTCAGCTACTCAGGGCACTATCAAATTGTCAAAAATACTTATACTATATATACTACTTAGTTCCTCAAAAGTTCCATTTATTTTAAAATAATTTAAATTAATTTTAATGCTACGAACCTGAAAACGTGCGACGTATAAATATTTTGCGACGTATAGATATGGATAGCTTTAGCTATACATTATTATTTAATTATATATAACGTATAGATTTATCTATACCTTATTAGTTTTGATTTTTTCAACCCAAGAAACCTAATCTCAAATAGGTTTAGGGGGGTATACCTGTATAATAAAAGAGAAAGACACATACTAAAATATTTTTTTTAAATTTTTTGAAAGTTTTGGATCTGTTACCAGAGCGGGTACTACAATATATAGCTGCGGATACTATATATACTACTTACTACTATACTATATAATACTATACTATATATAGTATATATATATATAATATATAATATATAATAATATATATAATATATAATAATACTATTATACTATATATACTACTATACTATATATACTATAGTACTATTATAAATTCAACCGGGCTAAATAAGGGGGGGATAGATAATATTATTATATATAGTTGCAACTTGTCAAGTTATTATTAAATTTAAATATGGATAGAGAAAGAACAATGTTTGAGAAAGCCCTAATTGGTGATTATGAAATAAAAGATGTCTTTACAAACATACAAAGATGTAGAGAGATATCCAGTGAGCTTAGAATATTAGATCTTATAGACCCCAATTCAAGAAACGTCAGCTTAATGGCTGAGTTAGTATATAGGGTAAATAACATGCCTGAGTTAGAGCTCATAGAAATAGACGAGTATAGTTTAAATAATCCCAACTAGTGGCACTCTCAAGAATCATAAAGGGTGTTAAGCATTACGCTTATGAAAGCGAAGCAGAGTTTCGCACAGCACACCCTACAGAAAAACTAATTAAAGACTGGAGAGAAGCCAAACAAGGTCAGTGGTGTTTATCAGATGATGGTAAAATAGTTCAAGTGTTATTAAAGGATACTATGAAAGGTAATAAGTCTGAAGAAAAATACATTAGAACTGTAATAGGAATGATTACAGTTAGAAAGAGCACTACTTTAGTTGGGGATATAACAGATAGTCTTTACCGTTTTGTAAAAAGACATAGCTATGATTCTAGAATACATGGTGGTATGACCAAACAGAAAAAGATATTCTCTAAATACATTGCAATGGGACTAGACCCAGAAAGTGCATATATCAAAGCCTATCCTAAAACTACAAATACAGATGATGCTAGGCGTAAATCAAAACTATTATTAAAAAGTAAAACAGTGAGGGATCAAGTGGATAAAGAAATAGAAGAGTTAATGGCAGATGTTGGTATTACCAAAAGGTATTTACTAGAAAGCACTAAGGATGTTGTCGATAAAACAGATGTAAAAGATAATGATAAGCTTAGAGCACTAGAAACATTAATGAAGATATCAGGAATGCTTAATACAGAGAAGAAGTCAGAGTCTATTGCACTGATACAGGAGTTTACTGGCTTTAGTAAAGAGAAACTAAAAGCATTTGAGCAGGGTATGTTAAGTGAAAAGAAAAAGGAATTAACAAATGGTGATACAAGCAGTAACGGTTAACAGTACTTATTGGGATACACAGACTAGCTCTGTTTGGAGCTATACAGTACCTAAAACAGTTCTTTTAGCTAATAGGCTATATGATATAACTTTTAAGTATAAAAAGGCTAAATAACGTAAATATGGCACAAAACAACTCATTATTAGATTTAACAAGATATCAGTATGATAACGAATTGCTTAAAAAATTTGTTGAAAATGCAAGACCCGCTTTAGAAGATTTTGTAAAACAACAGGATAGATACGGTGGTAGTAAAAAAAGAAATATTGATGATATACTAAATAGAATTTCAAATAAAACCTTTAAGGCATACGCTTTGCCTGAGAATGTTTACAGTAAAGTTCGTGGGGAATCAAATATATCTAGCGGGGGATTTCATCAAGGTGATAATGTTTATTTAAAAGGATTATATGGCAATAGAGGAATTGGGCATGAAATAGGTCACGAGCTATATGGTCATCAAGCAGAAGGGGATAAAAGCGTAGGTAAAATGAATTTTTACAATAAATTAGATAGGGCATTAAAAGGTTGGTTACCTTCTTTTTCTAGGTATTCTGAAAGACCAAAAATTGCTTCAATATTAAATACAGCTAGAAGAAAAGATGCTTATTCTAAATTTTCAGATAGAGATGAGTATAATAAAAGAATGATAGATGCAAGATACAATCCTAAATTTGCAGATGCTCCTTTTGATTATTTAGAAAATGCTATGTGGAGTCTTCAAGATCAAGATACAAAAAATGCTATGCTTTCTAATGTTTTAAATTCAATTAAGACTAAAGGTGGTGATTATAATGTTTATGATAAGAGAAGTTTAAAAGCAAAAGATTTTAGAAGTGCATTTAAAGAAGCAAGGCAAGCAGGGTTAAATACGTTTGAATGGGATGGGAATAAATACTCTACTAATTTAAAATAATGGACAATTTTAATATTAATCCATCTCCATCTGAAATGAAAGAGCGGGATGAGGTACTAGCTAAGTCCTATAAAAGTCTTATTTACTTTGGCAGGGCTTTCTTACCAAATGACTTTCTTAAAAAGTCTAGGTCTCCAGCATTTCATTACGATGTAGCAGACAAACTAATTACATCTAAACCCGGCAGCCGTAGTTGTATCATTATGCCTAGAGGCTTTGGTAAGTCGATCTTATCTAAAGCAGCTATTATGCATAAACTTGTATTTGCACAAGATGATGAGCAGCACTTTATTGCATGGGTATCCGAAGAACAGAGTCAGTCTATTGACCATTTAAAGTATTTACGCAATCATTTTGAAATGAATAAACGTCTTAGATACTATTTTGGCAATTTAGATGGAGGTGCAGCGGGTAAGCGTTGGACAGAAAAAGATATTGTAACTCCCAAAGGAGATAGATTGATAGCAAAGGGTACTTCTCAAAGACTTAGAGGTCGTGCAGA